GCGGGCACTACTTCCGATCCGCGCAACTCCTGACCCTACTCGCCAACATCAACCGAAAGCAGGGATCGGCACCGTTCGAACTCTCGGACTTCATGCCGAAGTTCGACGATGACGACTCGCCCCGGCAGACCCACGACGCCATCAAGGCCGCAATGATGGCACTCAAAGCACAGCAGGACGCACACCTTAAAGCCAAGGAACGCGCAGAGCGCAAGAAGCGCGAACGACAGGAACGACGTGGCGCTAATACAGGGACTCGACCAACTCGAAAGAAAACTCCGCGAGATTGAACTGTCCGTCCAGCGCAAGGCGTTGCGGGATGGCGTCAAGGAAGGCGCGGTGTTGATCGCGGAGGAAGCATCAAGGCGTGCTCCCGTTCTCACCGGAGAGTTACAGGAAAACATCATCGTTTCCATGCGCGACTCCGAGTCCGACGCGAAGACGGTCGCGGCTCGCATCGGGCCATCTAAGCGCGTGTTCTACGGCGTGTTTGATGAGTTTGGAACGGCGCACATGACCTCGCAGCCGTTCCTTATTCCTGCCTTTGAAGCCAAGAAGGAAGAGGCGCTTCAGTTGACCAGCGAGCACTTCATCGAAGCAATTAATGAGGCGTAATGGCGTTATCAGGTAGCGGCCCAATCAGTTCGCTCTTTGTCGAGTTCCGCGCTTCGACCTCCAAGTGGTCGGAGGACATGCGGGCCATTGGCAAAGAGGCGCGCGAACTCGAAAAGGTTCTCAAGCCGACCATCGACCGCGCCAAGGAAATTGGCATCGCATTTACCGCCGTCGGTGGCGCGGTGCTGGCGTCCATCGGGGCCATGGTCAAAAGCTCCATCGACCTTGGCGACAAGCTGAAGGATATGTCCGTTCAGACGGGCGCGAGCGTCGAGCAGTTGTCGCGCCTTGGCTTCGCCGCTGAACAGAACGGGGCCAGCCTTGAGGATGTTGGAACGGCGATGCGTAAGGTATCGCTGAGCGCGCTCGAAGCGGCCAACAACATCAAGGGCAAGCAGGCGGAAGCGTTCTCGGCGCTCGGCATCGAAGTTCAGGCCGCAAACGGTCAGATCAAGGACGCGAACACGCTGCTGTTCGAAATGTCCGACGCGTTTGAAAAGACTCAGGACGGGCCGGAGAAGGTTGCAACGGCGGTCGCGTTGCTCGGAAAGAACGGCGCGGCGCTAATCCCCGTGCTCAACTCGGGAAGCGCCGAACTGAAGCGCATGGGCGACGAACTCGAAAGCGTCGGCGCGGTCATGTCGACAAAGGCCGCAATCGCTGCCGACGAGTTCAACGACGCGATCAACCTGAATAACAAAGCCATCCAGGGATTCAGCAACGCGGTCGCCGCGGCCCTCGTGCCGGCGCTCACCGATTTGGTTCGCCAGTTGACTCCGGTTATCGCCAAGTTCGGCGAGTGGGCGCGCATGTATCCGGAAGTGGTGCGGCTGACGGCGCTGCTCGCCGCGGAGTTGACGGGCGCAGGCGGTCTGATTATCGGCTTGACGGCTGTTGCGGCGCTCCTGCCGAAGATCAACGCGGGACTGTCCCTTCTGGCAAAGAATCCGATTATCGCGGCCATCGCTGCATTCGTTGCGCTCGCCACGGCGGCGTTCGTCTACCGGCATGAACTGGAACTCGGCATCAACGCCATTAAGCAGTACATCGCAAGTGCTCTGATTCCGCTGATCGACATCGCGGCCAAGGTTGCGCGGGCCTTCGAGGGAGTGATTGAGCTAATTCCCGGCATTGCGGACAGTGCGCCGTTAAGTGGATTGCACGGGCGCTTAACGGCGCTGAGTCTTGAACTGGAAGAGATGGCCGAGAACGCGCGCGTGGCGAATATCGCGCTGCGGTTCGAACAGCTGGACCTCAATCCTCACATTGAAGGCATTGACGATCTGAATAAAGGCGTCATCAACTTTGGCGACAACACGAAGGAGGAGGCAGAGAAGGCAGCGGAGGCGCTTAAAAAGCTTAAGCAGGACTCGATAAACGACCTTATCGAGGGATTCTCCCAGATGGACATGGAGAACCGCGCCGCAACGCTGACCACTCTCAGAAGCGTGAAGATCGGCGTCGACATGGGGCCGCTTCCAAAGGCCCCCGAAGACCTCAAAATCTGGTCCGAAAACATGCTTGCCGCTTGGGATCGCATCGGCAAGTCCGGCTCTCTTCCGCTTCTCTTGCAGAGCATCGAGCGCATCAAGGAAACGATGGGGCAGATCGAGATGCCGCCGATGTTGGCCGAGATGACCACGCGCGCAGAACTCGCGATGAAAAAAGCGCGGGACCAGGCTAATGATTTGGGCGCGTCCATTAAGGAACTGACCGGCCTCGGCTATGACGAAGTTCAGATCATGGCGATGTTGGCCGGTGAGTTCAGCACGGCCGCGCGCAACGTGGAACAGTACGGCGTGAAGGTCGACGAAACGACCGACAGGATTCTTGCTCAGATCGACGCCACGAAGAAAGCGGCGGCAGAAGCGCAGCGCTGGCAGCAAACATGGTCACAGGTAATGGCCAACATCGTGACGGACTTTGCGCGCGGGATAACGGACGTTATCTTCCGGGCGCGATCCTTTACGGGCGCTCTGGCCGACATTGGAAAGCAGGCGGGCCGCGCGTTCACTCAGGCATTCTTCGCCGAACTCTTTAGCCCGTTGACGCAGATGCTCGCCGGATGGGGCCGTCAGTTGGCGGGGATGCTTCAGACTCAGGTTATTCCGAAGATTACTGGAGCTATAGGGCTTGGCTCGATCGCGTCAAAGACCGGGGGCGCTGTTCCTCCAGTAGTGCCGGGAGTTCCGGGAGCACAGGGCGGATTCTTCGGACTCTCCGGCGCTAAGCTGCTCGCGTTTGCTAAAGACCCGATTACGCTGGCGGTCGCCGCTGTCGTTGGTGGCATCTTTGCCGCAACAAAGCTAATCGGCCGGGGCCGCGAGCAAGCCGACAAGTTCGGCGATCAGATCGAACGTCCCTTCGCTCTCCAGATCGGCCAGATTGTCGACGGCTTCAACTCGGCAAAAGCAGCCGGCGCGCTCTCTCTTCAGGAAGCCAAGGCAACCCGAGACGAACTCGTACAGCTTCAGCGGACATTCAACTCGCAGGCGTCGGCATTCGCCGCAGAAGGCGATCAGCAGCGAAAGGTTGTCGAGCAGGCCATCGCGGGACATAACGCGAACTTCGGGCCGAACCTGACGCGCGTGCTGGATCAGGTAAACGCGGAGATTGCCGCACTGTCGAAGGGGGGCGGCGTGAACGGTTCCGGCATCCCAGCGACCGGCCTTGCTCTTTCGGCTTCGAACGTCATCGACGGAGCGGCGGATAAGTTCGTCCTTGCGGTAGACCGGCTGGTGGCGCATGGCGGCACGGGCGGCTCAGTCATCAACGCGCCGTTCAATCCTACCGTCAACGTGAGCATCGACGGCGCCACGGCCGACGTGCGGCGCGAACTGATGGCGCAGATCGACGAGATTCTAAACACCGGCCTTGATGGCTGGCGCGAGAAGTGGACGGCATACTTCCGCGACAACAAAGGGCTGGTGACAGCATGAGCAATCGCCGCGCCTGGTATTTGACCGACGCCGACGAGATGGAAGAATTCCCGCTTGCTGAGCGGTTCGGCTCGTCCATGCGTGTCGAGCGCGTGACCCTCGACATGACAGCGGAGCGCGGCCGACGGTTCATCTACACGCAGGAAGAGCGCCGCCGAGTGTGGACGCTGCTGTTTCGGTTCCACACGCAGGAGATTTACGACTTCTTTGAAGACTTGGACGCAGCCGTGACCGGCGACGAAACGCCGTTCTATTTCGTGCTGGACCCGGACGCCTCGCCGATTGATGCCGTGCTGGTACGCAAGGAGAAAGACTTCGATCCGCGCCCAATGGACACCGGCAAGTCATCCGGCGACACGGCCGCTCCAATTTGGGACTACACCCTCACCCTAACCGAAGAGATCGACACGGAGTTCAGCATAGATGCCTGACACCAAGCTTAGCGAGATCGCTACAGAGCTAACCGAACTTCAGCAGACAGACCGGCTTTACGCAGTGCAGTATGACGGGTCACCGCCGACTCCCGTCTCCAAGTTCGTCACCTACGAGACGTTGCTGGCTGCGATTGGCGAAGAGGTGGGACAGGGGGGGAACGTAACATCGACTGGAGCTTTCGGGGCTGAGCCGGGATCATCTGCTGCCGGCGACCTGTATCTGCCGAATAACGCTTCCCATATTGCTCGAAGCAATGGGAGCAACTTCGACGCGCAATGGGGGCCGGTATTCCCTATGACGCCTCCTATTAGCGGAGATTTTGCGTGGAGAAATCAGGGCGGCGCTTCGTTGGTGACAACCAGCGGCGGTATTTTCCTGAAGGCACCTACAAATGGCAGCCACAGCTTCAGAATACGGGAAAAGGCGGCGCCCTCTACGCCTTACACCATCACTGCGTTAATCATCCCGTTCACATTGAATGTGGATTATCAGTTGGTTGGAATCGGCTGGAACGACGGGACGAAGTTGGCCGTATTTGGAGTGTTTAGTAGCGCCTCGTCTGGGAATTTGCTTCAAAGCAGTAAGTACGCAACCGTTACGGGCGCCTCGGCGGGCGACTATGCCTTTTTGCTACTGCCGCAAGGTGGCCCAATATGGCTAAGGATCACTGACAACGGAACGAACCGGATCTGCTCCTACTCTTTTGATGGTGAAAACTTCATCCAGGTCCACTCGGTCTCCCGTACTGATTATCTTACGCCGACCAACATCATGTTTTACGCCAACGACCTCAATACGAGCTATGAATGTGCGTTAAAACTGCTGAGCTGGAAGGAAACATAAGCCTTCAATGCCTCTGATACTCGAAGGCGGCGGCGACCTTCTCTTAGAAGACAGCGACAGTCTTTTACTCGAAACCGCTCCGGAAGCGCAGGACCCGTCATGCGACTTTGACGCGGGCGCGGACTTCTCCTGTACCGCCTACGTCTCGCGCATCCGTGGCGCTCGATGGCTGGCGATCGGTACCATCTTTCTCGATGACGCCACCGAGTACGTCGCGACCGGGCGCACCACGCATCCTTCCCGAACCTACGAGGGGCGCGTTCTCTCGTGGGGCAGCATCGACAAGTCCATCCCTGTCCCGTCGGGGATGCCGCAGGCTTCTCAACTGCGCTGCCGTCTGGCTGACACTGACGAAGCATGGCGCGACAAGCTGGGCGGGCAGACTCCGCAGGGGCGGCGCATTCAGGTCAAGTTCCTTCAGGAAGGAACGTCAGAAGCAGCAGCCGACATTCTGTTTACCGGCATCATCGAAGAGTTTTCTACAGGGCCGGGGTATGTCGAAATCTACGCGGTCAGCGACGAGTTGTCGTGGCTCGACGAGCGTATCCCCGATGTCATCACGCCGGAGAACTTCCCTGAGTATGCGAAGGTCGAGCAGGCATTTCTTCCGGTGTGGCTCGGGCACGTTGTCGGAAAGGCGGTCTCGCTCGGCTTTGCCAATGCAGCCCCAGCCGAACCGGCAGCGGGCGCTCTGGTCGATGCGGCCGACGCTGCCGACGCCCTGACGGCTGAGATACTCGCGGCGGTGTTCACTTCGCCGGGATCACTCTTTGGCGTGCTTGCAGCCCAGCAAGAATGGATTGAGAAGATCGAGTCGAAGTACGCGCAGGCTCTCCCGCTCATCCTGAACGAGTTCAACCTGCAATACGACGCCGGGGTGATTGAACTCGCGGACGCCGTTTACGCGCGGGACAAGCTGCAAGACTTGCTCGACGCGGTGGACGCTCGGGCGACGGAGTATGCCGCGGGCAACTCTCAGCGCGCGGCGGTCATCAGCAACTTCCGCGGCGGTGTGACTTCCTTCTATGGCGACACATGGGAAACGCTGCTGGCGGAACTCGACGCGAAGATAGCCACGCTGGAAGGTTCGCCACCGGCTGAAGCATTCGCGCCACAGGGGGCCGTCCCGCTCCCCTACATCGGCGGCAATCGGTGGGGCGCGGCGATGCACCCGTTGTGGCGGGAGTTGTGCCTGTATCGCAAGGAGCCGGACGAGGCGGTATTTACCGGCGTGCCGATTGAGGAATACGCCGTGACGGCGGAAGTCCGGAGCTTCGCGGAGTATCCTGACAGAACCTTCACCTGTACGTTCATCGACTTCCTTGTCGCCCAACCGGACGGCACGGAAATCCGTCTTGACTCTGACGGGGCCTACTCGCGAGACGCATTCGGCTCCATGCCCGCCGCTGGCTACGCGGCCGACGGATTCAACGGGCCGCTTCGCAACCCGGTCGACGGCTTCCTGATCCTAAAAGAACTCATCCTGCCGAAGTCGGCCACGGCGGCAAACTCGAATATAGACGCGCTGATCGCTCTCCGGAACAAGATGGAAACGGGCGGGGCGACAATGCCGCCGCTGTTCTGTGACGGGGTGGTGAATGAGTCCATGACCGGCCGAGAACTCATGGGGCGGTTCCATGCGACGTTTCAGACCGACTTCTACCACGATAAGAAGGGCCGCGAGACGCTGAAGCGCATCGACGACACGGACGACGGCAGACCGGAGATAACCGAGCACGTTATTGTGCGGAATACCTGGGGCGAGCGTTCCCCGAATCCGACCGTCAACCGATACCGGGCAAACTATGGCCGCGACTACGCCACCGACAACTGGTTCGACATCGCTTTAGCCGACAATCTGAGCGATCAGGAGGCCCGGCAGAAGGTCCAGGACGCAACGGTTGACTTCTGGTTCGCCCGAGACGCGCAGACGGCTCTAGCGGCCACGCAGGACCGTTTACGGTATACGGCGCTTGGCTCCTACCGGCAACGCGCAGAAGTGCCGCTGCCGCAAGTCTCGGCCTTCCTTGAACTGGCCAAACTGGTAGGCTGGACGCACTACCGCGGAATGCAGATCAGCGGCTACCACAACCGGGAAGCCAAGATCATCGGCTATTCCATCGACCTTGACGGCTTCAAGGTGGCGATCGACTCGATTGTGCGGGTTGCTCTGCCGTTCGGTGAGCGGCAACTGGCGGAAGCGAACTTTGACGCGGGCGCTCCGATGACGGTCGAAGAGAGCCATCAGAACGAAGTATTCCCGATTTCGGTCGAAGAAAACCCGGTACCTGACACCGTAGCCAACAATACGACGCGCGTTCGGATTGTCGATGGCGAGCCGGAATACCCTATGGTTCCCGGCGACACGCTGTATTACTCGCTCGACATCACGGGCGGCTCTGGCGTCTCTCCGATGGCGAAGGAACACTATCGCTTCCCGGAGCCGGACCCGCTGAAGACGCTAACTGCCGTAACCATGAAAGTCCGGTTGCGAAAAACCATCAGCCCGGCGCACGTTCCACAGGCTGCATACGCATCGCTGTATGAGGGAACCAATCTGAACGACGTGGACAACGGAACGGCGTCGTTCGGCTTTGGCGCGATGGTTTCGGCTGATTTCGCCACATACGAGTCCAGTCCCGTTTCCGCCGCAACGTGGAACAGCTACACCGATCCAGTTCTCGCGTTCAGGCTGTTCGACTCATCCGGCGAAATCGGCTCGCCGTACCCAACCTTCGACATATCCGAAGTCAAGATCGTTTACCACTACGCATAGGGGAACACATGGCATTCAAGCGAATCAGCGAGTACAACGCGAACCGGCTGCTGGAATTGGAATTCGAGGACGGCGCATGGATCTCGCTTCACGACGACGACCCCGGCGAGAGCGGCGCTAACGAAATCGCCGACGTAGACCGCGTGTTCGTCAGTGCGGCCGGCTGGAGCGTTGCGGCCGACAAGGAACTTCACAACGTGGACCAGATCGACTTCGAGAACATGCCGGCGTGTGAGGTTAGCTACTTCGGCGCGTGGGACGCAGAGACGGCCGGGAACTTCCTGCGGTCCACGCCGCGGCTCGACGGCTCACCGCTCGAAGTCACGCCGCTGAGCGTATCGGAAGGAAACACGGTCACCATACCGGAAGAAGCCTGCATCTTCGCCTTCTCGAACGTGGAAGTGTAATGCCAACCGACGAGCAAGTCAGAGCAACGCTTCCCGCGCCCACAAACTACGCGGCGCGAAGGACGCTCATTCACCTGAAGAGTGTCCATACAAGGCTTCTGTCTGCTTCCGATGACGTGGCGCGCTGTCCGGAAATTGCGGCGTATGCGGGCACGATCCGGCTAATGGCTAACGCAATCGAAACGGCCCGCGCTCAAATTGCGTTGGATATTCACTGCGCGGAAAACGGGCTAGCCCTAAAGGAGTATGCGTGAAAGCACTATTGCTGCTGATTCTGACGGCTGGTCCGCTGATGGCCCAGCAGTCCGTCACCCTGCCAACCTATGACGGCCAGCCGGTAACGATCATCCCGCGAGACAAGCGGGGCAAGCCGGTTGCGAAGGTGGACGGCGCTTTAACGTGGAAGTCCTCGAATGAAGCGGTGGCCCGCGTGGACTCCTGCGACGAGGGCAATCTGGCGTGCGTGATAAAGGCGTACAGCGAAGGGACGGCCACCATCACAGTAACAGGTGACGGCGCTATGGGCGCTCAGGTTCGTCCGCTGACGTGGACGGTTGCCGTAACGGTGACCGCTCCTGAAGCCTACTCGCTCGACGGCGTACTCGGCCCGCAGTTGCCGGATGTGGCTGCTCTACGCGGCACGGTAACGCTGGTCGCCAACGTGGCCGACGATACCGGCGTTTCTTCGTTTAAATGGCTCATAGACGGCGCTCCGCTCGGGGAGCCTATCGCCATACCTCCCGCTGTAATCGAGACGCCTTGGGACACCACAAGCGTTGAGCCTGGCATTCACGTTGTAAGCGGCGAGGCGAGCGATGCGGCGGGGAACGTCGGCACGAAATCCCTCTCCGTGCTGGTGGGGCGCTAGTCTCGCTTCTTGGACTGCGCTAGTAGGTCAGCGAACAGAACAGGGTTGCTTTCGCGCAGGTATGCTCCGACGCCAAAGTTCTCCCATCGCGCATCCTCGGCCTTGCGCTTGGCTCTATACTTGCTGTCCCTTTCTTCTGCCCGCGCCTTCACGCTCTCAGGATCGTGCTGCTTGCAATAGAGACCGCCTTCGCCAAAGCCGCGCGCTCTGAGGCATTGGTAAAAGCGCCCGCCTCGTCCGCTCTCCTGAACCTCTTCGATGCACCTATCGGGCTTCTCGGGATACCCATTTGGGTTGCCCGCCCATGCGCCGTAAATCCTCTTGCCGTCTTTTACTCTCATCTTCCTTCCTTTCCGCTCTGGAGTCCGTTGGCGCGGGCGTAGGCCAGTAGAACGGCCAGCGCCAGCGACGGCTGATCAGCCGTGCAGCATTCAGGGGAACGTGCGGCCTCGCTTAACAGTCGGAGCGCCTTGTCGATGACGCCGCAGCGGATCGCAGCAGCCTTGTATTTAGTTGCCGCCAAATCCTCCAGCAACCGCCAAGCGTTCGCGGGCTCAAGCCAGTCGAGGGGCACTTCTTCTGGATCGAACTCAGCGCCAGTAATGGGGTCGCGGGCCATCCACTCTCCCCGCTGCTCGCTCACCAGTCTGCACAGTGCGGCTGTCTCGGATGGGCTGGTCATTTGGGCGGTTCCTTTCTGGACTGCCAGCCAATTACCAACCGCCAAAGAATTATTTCGCCTTTCCAGCATGGCCCATCGGCGCGCACGTAGCGAAATCCGCCGCTCTCAGAATTCAGCATGACCCAAGCAATCATTGGTAGTGGCCCCATGGTTCTGCCGTTTTCTCGGCTGGCGTGTTCGCTATGGCCCGCCGCTTCAATCCTCGGAGGATTATCTGGAACCACTCCTCAACGTCGGAGTAGTCGTCCAGCGTCAGATTCGACGGGAATTCCATAATGAAATCGCCCATATTGTGTTGATGAATAATCCGATTCGCTTCAGCCTGCGTCACATCCCTCTCCTTTCATTCCGCGTCGCGGGTGGGCAGCAGGGCGGTTTCCGAATGCGCCTCACACAGATGGTTGTCTAGCTTGAACCCGGCGCTTTTCTTCGCTGATCTGCTGCCGTCATCCGGGAACAACTCGCTTTTCCATCCGCACGGGCACTGCGCCTGCTGAAACTTCACGGTCACGATTTCCGACTGCTTCGTGTATTCGTCGGGCGTCATGAACTCGCTGTCTGGAGTGAGGCGCTTTCGCCAGTTCTGATAGACGCGACCCTTGTCTGCGCCCATGAACACGGCTCGACCTCCGGGATAGACCTGCAACACGCCGTCTGCGCCTTCAATCTCGACGTAGATCATCATGCGGTTCTTGCGCGCCCAATCGTGGGCTTCATCGACAGATCGAAATACCATTGCGGTTACTCCTTCTCAGATGTGGCGGCTACGAGTTGAGCGTACTTCTGCTGCCATTCCTGACGCGCAGCCAGTTCCTTGAACCACATGTCGCGGTGTTTCTCGTTGTCGGCGCGCCACAATTCAGCCGCGCCCTTCAACCGCTCCATCTCCCGCCCCTGCTCGGCCTTCTCCTGTAGGGCGTTGTCGCGCTCCACGATCAGACGGCAGTTCACATCCTCACGATGGCGCATCCTGTCGTTTAGCACGCGCAGTTCATCCCCGCTGGTGGCGATGGCCTTGGTTGCGGCTGACAGTTGCCGCCGCAACTCCGATTCCTCTCGGCGGGCGCTGTCGCGCTCCTGTTCGAGGCGGGCGGCGTGGGCGAGGATCGCGGCGCGGGCTTCGTTTGACGCCATCTCCAAGTGTCCGTGCCGCTCAGTGTTGTAGTCGGATGACAACGGACGGTTAAGATAGCGGTCCAGCTTTACCCTCGCATTCTCAAAGGCCACCACCAACCGCTCAACCTCGGCCGGATCGACCGCCGCCCTGCCCGCGTCGTAGGCAATCGTCAGGTTGCGCGCTTCCCGCTCAGGGCTGTCACTGAACAAAAAGCTCATCTGCTCAATCGACGGGCCCACCATCGACTCGTACCCTTCGGCGTTCTTCTCAACCCTATACATTACCGTCCCTCCTGCTGCGCTTGCGGCGCTGTGGCTGTGAGCGCGGTCATTATTCTGTTGTCCAGTTCCTGCGGGATCTCCCACAAGCCGAGCGCGCCCCTGTACGGGATTGGCTCCGGTAACGGGTAGGCTGGCCCGAGAACGAAACCAAAGCGGCGCGGCTCATAGTTGCCGAAAGCGTATTCTTCGTCGCTGATCTGCGTCCGGTCTGGCGAAAGAAACCAGTCCGACACTTCTCGCTCGCCGCCCTTTCCGATTCCGATCATCTTGCGTGTTTGCGCAAAATGATTAGCCGGATTGGTGCCCACGCTCTCACACGACGCTCTAGCCTTATCAATTACTGAGCAACTATCCAATCACTCATTTTCACATATTGCTACTCATGCTCACTCGGCCTATACTTTGCCGCCGGAGTTAAGATCGTGGATCACCCCTCCGCCCTCCCGCCGCGGATTTGGGCGAGTAGCGCGCGGGCCTTCGTCAGTGCGACAGTCGCGCCAATCTCATCGTTGGCCGGATTGAACGGCCACAATAAAGCCGCCGCCTGCAGCAGCGCGTGATCGTCGGCGGGGCGGGCCAGAAGCGCGGCTTCGAGTTCGTCAATGCGATTCTTCAGGAATGCAACTTCCCGCAGCTTTTTCAGTTCACGCTCGACGCGGTTATTGATGTCGTCGTGCAGCCTTTTGCGCTCCTCTTCCAGTTCTTTGATACGAAGCGCGTGATCGTCGGTGGGGCGGGGTTGTCCTTCCCTTGCGACGTAGGCCGCGATGACGGCAGCGGCGGTGCGCTCCCAATCGGCCTTGAGCGTCTTGGATTCTTGATCCCACGGCCAGTTAGGGTTGTTCTCCTCGAACGTCTCAAACGCTACCTGTCCGTAACTCTTACCCATTGCTGGCCTCCTCGGGGTGTCGTATTTCGATGATGGCGCGATAGCGCCAGAACTCCCCGTGACGTTCGGACTCGTAACAGGATCGGCACACGCGCCACTTGCCGTTTGCGCCGAGAATCAACTCGGCAAGGTTGCCGCACGATCCGTCGTCAACCGGAGTACCTAGCGGCTGATGCAATGCGGGCCGCTTCAGTACTGGATTCCACTCGCACAAATCAGGCGTCACTTGCTGGCCTCCTCGGCGGGGGTGGCGGGGCAGGCCGAGTGATAGATGTTCGGCTCGCCGGTGAACCATTGCGGCCCTTTGCCGTGCCAACTGTCGGTTACGGGAGACTCCCCGTACTTGAATCCCTTGCCGCATTTGCAGCAACGCGAGAACGCCCACCGCTTGAATTGTTCCACGCAATGCACTTGGAACTTCCAGTGATGGAAATGCCATCGGGGCTTACGCCACCACGGGCGCTCGTCAGTCCGAATCAACCGAACCGCGCACAGCAGCAGCCGTACCAGCCCGTCTTCGTTGTCCTGAGCTTCTCGTGCTGACGCGATTATGTTGTCATGCGGATAGGACGCCAATGAGAGCACGCGCGTAACGTGCTTGGATGGAAGAGGCTTCCAGCGGGGGCGCTTCTTCAGATAGAAAAGCGCTTCCTGCCACGCCGCATAAAGTATCTGGATGTGTCCCGCGCTGGCGAGATTGATGGACGCGTAGTCCATCGAAAACCAGAAAGACCACTCGTCTTTGGCGGCTTTCTTGGCCCACTCGCGGTCGGCTTCGCTGCATTTAACAAAAGCCCATCCGCAGGAATCGTCGGAGCCGTCGCGCTCCGGATCGACATGCCACACGGTTACGATAGGGCTGCGCGGCATCCACTTGCCGTAAACGCGCTGGTCAAATTCAGAAACGGAACGCTTCTTAATCGGGAAGCGGATCTCGAAAGCAACTGTCATTGGATCGTGCATGTAATCTCCTTAATCGACATTCTTCCTCCAGCGCGCTAGTGGTTAGTCGTGGCTGTACTCGTCAACCGAGATGCCGTCGCGGGTGGCCGTGACCTGAACGTGGTCTCCGAACGACGCAAGCAACACGTCGTCATCGTTCGCTCCTTTCCACCAGTCGCACGCGTTCTTGTGTTTCTTGTCGCCCCACGAGGCATGCTCAAATCCGTCTTCGTCGTCGCCCTCGTCTCCCGCCGATCCGACGCGCTTGATGGTAAGGTCGCTGGCACCAAACACGCACGGTTCGCCGTCGTTGAAATACGGCGTGTACTGAGTCCAGCGAAGTGCCTCCACGTCGGGGTTGTCGTTGAAAAACGTAGCCAGTTCTGCTTTGAATGCGGCCTGTCCGTGTTCTTTGATTTGTGCGCGGGCCGCTTCCATCGAAGCCTTCAGTTCTGCAATCGTGCTCATAGGTCTCCTTAATCAACTAACGGAATGAATGTGGTTTTACGTTGTGCCCCAAGCAGGCCAGAAAGCGGCAAGCCTTCAAAGCAGTCCTGAAGCGTTGGAATAGTGCCAAGGTCGTCGAGAACGTGCTGTTCTCCGATGTCGCGCACGCTGACTTCCTTGCCGTCAGAGTTAGTTATCAGCGTTCCGAATACTTGCTCACACAGGTAGATGCCGAAGGCGTTGTGAAGCACGGCGCGATGCCGCATGTCTGGAATCATCGCCTTTGTCTGGTCGAAGAAATCGTGGATGCGCTGATAGTCCTCGCGCTTTCCGCCCCACTTGCGGGCGCTGCGATTGGCATGTATGTGCGGTTTCACACTCGCCTCCGGTTGTTCTGTTCCCGTTCCATGTCAGTCCCCTCTGTAGCTGAATCGTTTGCAGTACGAGAAGATGCGCCCGCCGACTCCTCGTTCCTCGCCGTAACATTTCTCGTCGCAAACGTGGCCCTTTACCCACGTCGCCCGCCGCTTACCGTTGGGCAACTGCTCCCACGCTGGCGTTGCAGTACCTTCAGGGTCAACGCAATCGACATGGGCGCGCCTGCCGTAGCCGCCGTCGAAGTAATACTGGCCTAGTGTGATGTCTTGCTCGCAAACGGCGCAATCGTGCATCGACAGGCAACGCCGAATCTTGTAGCGGCTGTACTTGTTCCACAGCGCCTCAGTTATGGTTGTCAACTTCTCCCGTTCCATGTCACTGGCCCTTGGGGGTGCGGATCGCGGCGAGCATCAATCTGGCGTCATTGACTGCCCGCGCTTCGTTTATAAGGAACGACCCTATGCCGTATCCGTCAACGTAGAAGGTCGCGGCTCGCAACGCCACAGCCGCCTGCAATAGTGCGTGATCGTCGCTCCGGTTTTCGCTAGCGGTCTGGCGGTTGGCGTATTCGTCAATGACGGCCTGTGCCACCAGTTCGCAGATGCCGCGCTCCTCAATCGGTAGTTCCGCCCATGGCGTGTCACCGTTCGGCGTTACGGACTCGTATGCAATTTCGGCGTAGCTCTTCATGCTCTTACCTCACAAAATGGATTGCTTCTTGCATCTTGTCGATGATGCTGTTGACGTAATCAAGGGCGTGTTGCTGTTCTTCCGTCTGCGGAGCGCTCAGCCTTTCGAGCATTCCCTTGAGCGTCGAGCGCCCAACTATGCAAGCGGCCCGGAGCGTGTCCGTGCGGGCTTCAGATTCCGCTAGTTGTCGGTTAAGCCGGTCAATCTCTTGGTCGTATCCAATGCGTCCCATCGCCATTTCACTCCCCTCCTTGCGGGACGGATGCGGGCAATCCGAACTTGCGGAGCATGTAGGCGCGGATCAGTTGCGCGCGTTTCGAGCGGCGAGCGTCATCAGCGGCGTCAACGATGTCGATCATTTGACGTGAGTCAATGTGCAGGGATTCCGCGGCTCCAATAAAGCGGCAAGAGTCAAGCCCGACAAGTGACGTGATCGGGCATTCGGTCCGGCCGTCACATGTGCGGACAATCCCCCCGAACTTGTCAATCCGCCATCCGCCCAACTCGGCGGCGCGGTCTATTACTTCCTTCACGGACATGGCGGCACTCCTTTCCAGCGGTTTCCTTTTGCAGTTGATAGGACTTGCTCGGTGGTCAGTCCGCGCTTGTATCGCCAGTGGACCTTTCTAGGGCTTAGCCCGAGCCTCTTGGCCCATTGGAATAGCGGCAAGGTGACGCCCCTGTATTCAATAGAAATGACGTTGCGCTTGTTTAGGGACTGCTCGGCGACGGTGGCCCATTTGCAGTTCGAAGGCTCGTAATTCCCGTCGTTGTTGATGCGCTCAAGCCAGTGCCCATCAGGGCGCGGCCCCATATCATCGTAGAAAGCCTGAAATGAATTCCATCTGTCACAGATCCGGATGCCGCGCCCGCCATAGTTCGCATAGGCAACGGCTTTCGGATTCAGGCATCGGCTTCTCATGCCAACCCATGATGAGTACGACGGCGTTCCGTGCATCCAGTGCCGCGGTCTCAGGTTCTTCGACATTTCTTCCTCCAGCGCGCTAGTGGGTGACATTGAACGTGATGGCCCACACCCACGGGTTTGCGTCCCATGAGCCTTTGCCGTTGATGGACTCCCACAGGTCGCGGTAAACCGTCCGCGTGTATTGCTCCCACCCATAATCAATCGCGGCTTCCGGATCTTCGGGAGCCTGCGACATGTCGAACTCGCCCTTGAGCGGCCAAAACTCAGAGCCGACAACGCCCTCAGCAAGACAATCGTCGAAGCTGATCTCCTGCAACCGCTGAACGCGAACATCGGTGATCTCCAGCGTCAGGCGGGACGCCCACCGCGGCATGAAGATGCCGGGGCGCTTCTTGCCTAGTCCGCGACATTCTGTGGGTGCGTGAGTCATGGCGGGCGACGGCCAACGAGGACTTCGGCCATGGCCGCTGAAGTTCGCGCGCTTGCCTTCGTATGGGAGACAGGGCAACCTTGCGCTTGCATTCGGGCGAGCAATACTTAACACCAGCAAACGCCGCGACGGAATACCTGGTCACAGCCGGGACATCGCACTTCAGCGCGCTCCTGTGCGCGCCAATGCAGGTCGCACTTCTTGGAGCAGAACTTCGGCGGCTTCTTCAATGCGGCGCGCCCCTTTCGGTCGAACAGCGATCCGCACACCGTACAGGTGAAGCGCCTGTCTCTGTCCATCGTGCTCTTTGCGTCACACACCGCAACGACGGTCCTCGGATTGTCAGGGTCAAACTCGATGAAACTAGCCTGCGCTGTTACATAGCAGTCGTCCTTCCACACTCCCGCTTTTGTGGCGGCGTCCATGACGAGCTTCATAAGGTTATCGGTGTCGATGCGCTGAAAGTTTGGCCTGTAGAAGATTGCGGCTATTGCAACGCATCCCGTGATTGGATTGCCCTTGAAGTTCTCTTGAAATGTAGCGATTAGATCGCGCTCGCCGTTCGCGGTGTTCGCAGGAGTGTAAAACCTGCGAGACTTTGCCGACCACCGCGCCCGCGACTTGCTTACTGGCGCGCCCTTGTGAACCATGAAGTTCATTCGCTCCATGTCGGCGTCCTCCCCTACAAGTCCGCGAATCTTCGTAAATATCAGGTCAATGTCCTTGTTCACAGCAGATCCCTCTTGTAAGCGCCCGCCTTGCTGAGCGCCTGCCGCTTACGGCAGCAGTCGCGGCACGACGGGTTGCGGCCGTCTCGCGTGCTGGTACAGCGCCCGAAATGCACTACGTTCTTCGGCGTCTTGCAGCCGGCGCAGGTCTTCTTGGGAAATTCCACTCATCCATCCTCACAATCAGCCGGGGCTTTCACCCCGGCCAACCGTCACAGAATCCTCAGGGTCTATGCGTAGGGCCGCTACGCGCGGTTTGCTCCGGTGAGCAATTTCATGCGCTCTTCCCGCTGTTGACGGCCGCTAAGCTGTCCTTCAGCGCCCGAATGATTGCTTCGCGCGAGAACTCGTCATCGTTGGGCGATGGCTTCTCCGGCATCCCGTACTTATCCAGGTATTCCTTCCACAGCCGCTCCAGTTCGTCGCAGAACTCCAGAACCAGCGGTTCCATCTTGGCGATGAACTTCTCGTCACGCTCGGACCTGTGGACCGCTCGCGGCATACCATCGGGCGAATAGGACAACAGGTCGTTCCATTTGCGATTGGCGACCCATAACTGAGACTGGACCTGTATGCGGTGTTCCTCGTATGCAGCGCCGGACATCAGCAAATAACCGACGTGTACGGCCGGTTTTGGTATTTTCACTTCGAGCATTCCGTCATCGCCCACAAGGCGGTCAGGTGAAGCGCCGTACCGCCCGCAATCTGACGATATGAAGCCGACCTTCTCCGTGGTCACATCGCCCTGAAACTCGTAATACGCGACCGCCTCCGGCTCTTTGTCCGATCCGCGCTCCATCCATGACGTTTTGAAGTCGGTATTGGGAAGCCCCGTGGCGCGCTCGGCAATAAGTTCCAGCCGGTACATTTCGGCCTGCTTCGACGGGTTGCCCGTGGGCGTCACAATGCGGTGAAACTGGCTGGCCGTGGGCTTGCCAACACGAACCTCCATCCATTGCGGACTGCCCTGAACGATGTCCTTGTAAATGACGGGCACGTTTACGCCCGCATCTTTCTGCGCTTGTCGGCAATCGCGCTCATGGCCTTCTTGTAATCGCGCTTCAGAATGGTCCGAACGCTGGTTGCGTTCATCACTTCGAGGAACTTCTTCACGTCGGACCCGGTGTCAGCAAGGCCCGTCTCGATGTCCTGAGCCTCGTCATTGCTCACCGGCTCCAAGCTGTTCCCGTCTTGATCGTCGCCCTCGGTGACCAGGTTAAAGAACATATTGGTCAGCGCCCGACGCGCATAACTGACGGTGGAGATAACGGACTGTGCGCCGTTCTTCGATCCGCTGTTGTCGAGCGGCAGAGTGATTTCCTTGGTCTCGCTGTGGCCGTCACGGTGCGTTAGCCGGCAAGTCACGCGCACGCCCTTATCGGTTGCGCTGCTGTCGAAGGACATGGCGAAACCTTCGCCGGCGAGGAACGGCCTCACCAGCTTGTCGATGTCTTCGAGCTTGGCGTATGGGCCGTGGTGACTCTTGCCGCGCTTCGGGATCGGCGGCAGCTTCGCGGTCAGATTGGACAGCGCGGCAAAGAACTTCGTGCGCCGCTCATCCGCCACAACGCGCTCCTGCATGTCGAGAAGCGCCTTCATCTTCTCCGGGTCAAACCTGGGATCAGCGGCAACGTGCGCGATGACCTCCAGCAGGTTTGAGGGTTGAACCGCAGGCGTCATGTCCTTCGCCTGCGTTAACGTCAGTTGCGTGTTTTCAGAATCCATAAGTTCAAAAAGAGGCGGGCCGGTTAGACCCGCCGGAGTAAGAGACTGAACCCGAATGCAGGCAAGGGGCCTGCGGCCCAATCGGCACGGTTGCCGAAACCTAAATCACCACGTCAATCAGGGCCTCGCAGTCGCACCCCGTCACGAGCACGGTCCGGAAGGGCCTGCGCCCCATGCCGAAGAGCGCGCGGGCCTCCTGATGGCATTCGAGGCAGCAGAGTTCGGGTCCGACGGAGCGCCCGTTGTCGTCGATGTCCACGTCCGCGAGGGTGACCGTCATACCGCCGCCCTCTGTCTTTCCTGAAACCGCGCTTCCATCCACTCGGTGCGCCGCTCCCGCGATCCCCAGCAGTCGCCGGGGCACTCGTTGTAGAGGTAGCCCACGATTGCGGGCAGGGCCTTCAGGCTGTCGCTATCGGCCAACGAAATCGCCATCCCGAGCTTGTTGTCGATGCAGGCGGCAAGGAAACTGCCCGTTGGCCGGCCAGTCTCGACATAGGCGTCAATGCTTTCCTTTAGGGCGTCCGGCAGTTCGATGCCGCGAAAGATGTACTGCGCGGTCTTGATTCGCTTCAGTGGTCTCATTAGAATTCTCCTTCCCAAAACTCCGCCTCAATCTCCGCGTGTTTGTCGCGCTCCGTCGCCCCCGAGACGCAGCGATCGCAGCGGCCGTCCTCGGACAGCGAATAGCATTCGGCGGGGCATGTGGCGCACTCCAAGAGCGGCTCGCACTCCGCTTCCGGCCCGATGTGGCGCTCGTAGTAGAGGGCGATCATTTCAGCAGGTCCGCCATTTCATCGAAGTACATGTCGAATTCGTTGCTGGAGCAGGCGCGCTCTCGAGCGATTTCAAAAACCTTCTTGAACTTGGCGTCATTGCGCGACACGCCGTAACGCTTCTCAAGCGATGCGATGAACCTGTCTTCAGAGTCGCGCGACTTCCGATTCTCTTCGGCCCGTATCTCGCGCTTCTTGGCATCAATGGCGTCATCGTTTGCTTTCAGTTGGGCCTTGAGTTCGACGCGCTGATTCCGCAGTTGCGCCAGATCTTTTTCCAATGTCTTTTCCAGCTTCGTCTTGTCGCTCACATCAACCTCCAAAGCACCACCATCACCCACGCATCAGCCGCCAGCGCCACAACCGGAAGCGCCATGCGGCGTATCGCCAGTCGAAGCGCGTCATTCCGCCGAGGGGTCAGGTAGATGGTCATTGCTGGCCTTTCTTTGAGCGTTCAACCGATCGCTTGGCCGCGTCCAGAAAGCCCTGAACGGCATGAAGCTGCCGCTCTTCTAGCCATTGCAGCAAGATTGAGCATCATGGCTATTTCGACTCCGTGGCCATGGGGGCGAGACATCCACGGAAGGGGCACGGCTTCTTTTCCATCATCGCGAGCGCGTGATTGGAAGCGTGGTGCCTGTCAAATGGATAGAAGTCCCTGTCTGCCAGAAGTTCTTCCATCAGCTTCGCGTGCTTGGCAAGTTGCGTTCTGGCACGACGATCAGCCGTCTTGTAGTCTCGATTAGTACCTAAAGCCATATTCAAACCGCTCCCTTCCTGACAAACGTCCACCAGATCCAAATTGCGAGAAGCGTGCCACCGGCCAGCAGGGCTTGCTTCACGACAGAAACCGCGACCGTCAAGTTCAGTTCGACCATGTAGACGCACCTCGGGCGTTGCGTTCAGTTCTGGAATCGTTCGGCAGGGCCACCACGCTCTAACCACCGCGCTCCAGCCTGGTTAAACTGTTTCCAAAAACCAGCTTTTCAGGGACTCAACCCGATTAGCCTTACCGGCTCTTTCGAGTTGCTCCCATGTAATCGCGCCTTGCAGAACCAGATCGTGTGCCGCCTGATAACAGGGACGGCACAAGCCGCGCACTCCGCCGTCCCTCTGACACCGCCTCGTAAGGCAGCGCGGACGGCTTGCGACGGCCACAGTTCTTTCACGCACGGGCTTTGCTCTCTTCAAGAAACCAATCGGAGGCCAGCGTCCGTGCTCCGGCCTTTCCCGCCTCCTGTAATTTCTTCCAGCTCGTGCGACCGTCCTTGACGAGCTGTCTTGCTGATTCGTAGTGCTTCCGGCACAGCCCCCGGCACACCGGCGAATTGCCGCATGGGGGAAACATACAAACCGCATGTGTCAATTTACGCATGATTCAAAGCCTTACATCCGAATACAGACGATTACAGCAACTTGCAGGGTTATACACGTGGATGGCCTACGATGCAAGCCTAAAATGTAGATTTATTCGGAGACCTTCTGAAACACTGTGCGACATGACGACTGAGGACCGATGCCTATTTCCAAAGTGCGAGAATCCGCCGGCCAGTCGCGGGCTTTGCAAGAACCACTACCAGATGGCTCATGACAAGGTTAAGCAGGGAAAGACATCATGGGAGGCTCTGGAGAAAGCAGGGAAAGCGAATCCGCGTCAGGTCAAGGAGGGATCGTGGTTCGAGGAAAAGCCTACAGGGGGGAGTAAGAAAAAATCGTTTGGGATGAATGGGCCAGCGCGCGTCATCGGAGACATCACGTACCTCTTCAAAGAACGCAAAAGCACCTAACGCACGCTGCCCCTTCCGGCCTGCGGCAATGATGAGCCGTCCCATGCCGTCAGCAAGCGCGTCTGTGTCTCTATTGTGCTCGGCGTGCTTGCCTTCGCCGTCGTGTACTTCCTCACGGGGAAGTCCGCGATGATCCTGGTATCGTGAAGATCAAGATAGCGGCCATTGCTCTTGCCGCGCTCTACTTTATCGGAATGACCGTCTGGAACGTCACGCATCCCGACCCACCAAGGCCGGATCGCGGCGGTATATTCACGGTCAGCGAGTACCGGATCTACAGGGCGCTCCGGGATACTCCCGAAAAGGACCATCCGAAACTGCCGATTACAATGGGCGGCAGCCTTCACAGCATGATGTTCATTGCTGGACAGGTGGAGGACAACTTGAGAAACGGACGCCGGCTGACCGGCATCGCATCACATGAGATTCGCTATTCCTACAACTGGAACGGCGAGACTGAATAGCAATCCGACGAAGGTGTTATTTCGCGCTTGACACGCTAGCGCCCTTGCGTCTACCTTAGCCGCGAGCCACCACGCTCTGCCACTTCGCTCCAGCCTCTAACGGAGGCTGGAATGTCCGACAGTCAGACCGAACAATCTACACACCACTCCGGCATCCGCTCGGGCGCCGGGCATGTCGCGTACTGCAACCTGTGCGGCATACCCAAGTATCCCTGCGCCCTGCATGAAGACGCGGTTCGCATCCTCCGCGAGCACCGCGAGACGCAAGAGCACCAGCTACAGCTCTCCTGTTACCAGACTTCCGGCAAGCGCGAGGGGAGCCGATGAAGAAGCCCGTCGAGTCCATCCGAATGAATGACGCTGCCCGTGAGGCCGGCGTGTGCCGTCAAACCGTGCGCGCATGGATCGCTGACGGCCACCTTCGGGCGCTCCGAATGCCCGGTCGCGGCAGCAGGGAAATCATCCGAATCGAGCGCCAAGAGTGGGACCGATTCAAGGCGGCGAAGCGTGCGTAGTACTTTGCGTAGTAACCGCGTAGTAAATTCGGGTCATTTGTGCCCCTCGGGGAGCCATGGCGGCTATAACGGGCAAAATAACAAAACGGCTCTAAATAGTTGCAGTGAAAGACGAAACTCTGTAACATCCGAAAACAGCCTGGAT